AATCTGAACCAACTGTTTTGCCTGAAAAGAAGGTAAAAGAAGTAGTTGATGAAGATGTAGAAAACTTAGACGATAAAGAAGAAAAAGAAACAGAACAAGATAATTTCTTTGAACAGGATGAAGAAGTAAAGACAGCTTTTAGTGGTGATTCACAATGGGCAGATTTATATAAGACTCTTAAATCAAAAGGAATTATTAGTGTAGAAACTGAAGATGACATTGATGAAGAAAAATTCTTAGAGTTACAAGAAGAAGAAATAGAAGCAAGATTAGATGAAACTATTCAGGCTTTTATGGATGAACTTGATGAAGATGCAAAAGCATTTTTAAAGTTCAAAAAAGAAGGTGGTAACACTAAGGAGTTTTTTAAGTTTTACAGTGAAACTTCTAAAGTACCTGAACTTGATATTACTAATGAAAAATCTCAGAAAAAGTTTTTAGAGTACTATTATCGTACTTATGAAGAAATGGATGAAGATGAGGTTGATGATAAAATTCAGTGGTTAGAAGAAACAGGTAAGATGAGTAAGTATGCTGAAAAGTATAGTGATAGTCTTGAACAAGAAGGAGAAAGGTATAAAGAAAAGTTGTTAGCAAATCAAAAGGTAGCAGCTAAACAACAAGAAGATAATAGAAAGCAACTCATTACAGATTTAAAAAAGGTGATTGATAACAATACTGAAATTAAGGATTGGGCACTTACACCAAAAGATAAGAAAGATTTACATCCATATATGACTAAAGCAGCAGTCAAAGTTGGTAACAATCAATTTCTTACTCAGTTTCAAAATGATTTGCAAAATGTTTTCAAAGACAAAGAAAAAATGATTTTGTTAGCTAAAATTATTTCTTCAGATTTTGATGTTAAAGACATTAAGGCTAAAGCTAAAACTGAAGTAATAAAGGAAACTAAACAAAGACTAAACAGTTCTAAGTCTTCTAATTATGGCATAAAAGGTTCTCACAATAAAGGCTTGGTAGATTACTTTTAGATTTTAAAACAAATTATTAAAAAATGGCACAATTAAATAATAAGCTGATTACAAAGCAAATGCCTTGGCATGCAAATATGACTGACCTCAATCACTTGGGTGCAGCTTTAATTGCAAAGCCACACGTATTTGAATCAGTAATGACTAAGTTGTTTACAGCTACTCGTTACTCAGATAATCCTATGACTTACATTTTGTCTTCTACTGCAAAGGAAGAAGAGATTACATCTAATGAATGGGAATGGGGTTTGAGAACAGGTTCTACAAGACCATTGGTTATTGTTGAAAATGTAGAACCATCAAGTAATACTACTCCAGGTAGATTCAAACAAAACTTCAAAATTAAACTTGATGAAAACTGGTTTGTTCCAGGTGATATTATTCACCCAGGTACTACTAATAAAAAGTATCAGGTTCGTATTCAAGAAGAACCTTACAGACATGGTAAAGGTTGGATTTATGTAGTACGTTTAATGTCAGATAATCCTGCTGATTCTCTTCCTGTTACTTACTTGAGTCCGGGTACTCAATGGGCAAAGCTATTTTCTCAGTATGAAGAAGCAGGTGAACAGTCAGGTTCTACTCAGTACTCACTTCCTATTACTTTGAAAAACAGACTTTCACGTTTCCGTAAAAAGTATCAGGTAACAGGTGATGCACATAATCAAGTACTTGCAGTTAAAGTTCCTGATCCACAGGGTAAGATGCATGATACTTGGATTAAGTATGCTGAAGTTGAATATTGGATGCAGTGGTACAAGGAACTTGAAAGAGGTTATTGGTATTCTCGTAGTACAGATTCTGTACTTGGTGCTAATGGTAGACCTATTTATTCAGGCCCTGGTATTCAAGAACAACTTGAAGACTCTCACGTACATCGTTATACTCACCTTACTGCAACTCTGATTGAAGAGTATTTGATGGACATTTTCTACTCTCGTGTAAAGCCAGGTGGACAACGTAAAATCAAAGCATTTACAGGTGAATATGGTATGATTATCTTCCATCGTGCTATTCAGGATTGGATGGAGAAAAAAGGTTTCATCCAAGTTGTTGATCAGTTGTTTATCCAAAAAGGTACTTCTGAATACCATGAAAATGGTTTGGTTGCAGGTTATCAGTATGTCAAATATCGTATGGCAAATGGTGCTGAACTTGAATTAGTTCACAACCCACTATATGATGACAGAGAGATCAACTTTGAAATTGACCCTGTTACTGGTTATCCTACTGAATCAATGAGATTTACTTTCCTTGACTTCTCAGGTGAGAAAGGTGAATCTAATGTAAAACGTATCAAGAAAAAAGGTGGTATGTCATTGATTTACACAGCAGGTTTGGTTACACCTTATGGCCCTGTAAACAACAAGCTTGCTTCTCACTCAGGTGACTATTATGAAATGCACGTTAAAGATCAGTGTGGTATCCACATGGAAGATGTTTCTCGTTGTGGTGAATTAATACTTTCACGTTCTTAGAATAAATAGGGGGAGTTAATCCCTCCCCCTTTATTTTTATATTTAATAAACAGAATAATACGTATGAGAAATCCGAATATTGTAGAGTTAAGACCAATTGAAACTAAAAAATGGCATGGTAAAGAAGGCAAAGATGCATTTACTCAAGACCATAGTTCACAAGTACTGTATAATTCTAAAACAGGTAAATTAGATACAGGACTTACAGAAGAAGAAGCAGATAAGTATGGTAAATTGATGGGTATAGATTTAAGTGATACTTTTAATCCTAACTCACCACATCCATTTTGGGCAACTAAACCTGCACAACTAAGATTTCCTAATAGAACTTTAGTGTTAGATATAACAAAACCATTAGAGTTTATTAAAGTAAAAAATTACAAAGCTTCACCATTTGTAGCTAATTCTGAAAAAGAATTTCAAGATGGAGAATGGCCACAAGCTACTCACATTTTGTATGATGAATCAGAACACATTGAGATTGAAGCTCATAAATTGAATAAGAAGAAAGAAGCATATAAAGTTTTTGATAAACTTACCAAAGAACAAAAGGTATCTCTTGTACAAATTATCTTAGACATTTCAGTAAGAAAGCAATCTAATGAATTTGTAGATGTTAAGATATCTGAAATCATTGAAGGAGAATATTTAAATGATTTCTTGAAGTTTAGTAAAATGGATAAAAATCATCTTTACATTAAAGGTATGGTTGTAGAAGCTCTTTATAAAAATGTACTTACCAAAGAAGGAGCAGGTATATTCTATATGGGAGATATTCTTGGACACAGTATTGATGATGTTGTTGAGTACTTTAGTAATCCTCAGAATCAGGAAATTAAAGCTAAAATTCTTGAGAAGTTAAATTAACAGATAAACAGTATGGATATCAGGGCAATGCATTATGATTTAAAAGTCAAACTTAATAAGGTAGATTCCCAACAGTACAGAAATTTAAAAGTACCTGAAATTGATTGGGTTTTGAATGAAGCACAGGAAATCTTTATTAAGACAATTGCAGAACCCCGCACTAAAAACGGATTTGGGTTTGAAGTGAATCAGAGGAGTATTGATGACATTAGAACATTAGTGATAAACAACCTTACTCCTCTACCTGCTGTAATATATAATGTTGCTGATAATTCTTATCAGTGTGATTTACCTGAAAATTATTTATTTTATGTTTCAGGTTATGCATGTCTTAGTAAAGGAGAATGTGATGGTGTAAGAGCAAGACTCTTAATCAAACAACATGATGACATGCATGAAGAATCTCCTTTTGATTCAAGTTCATTTGAGTGGAGAGAAGTGAATGTAAGATTTTTTGAAGATGGACTTAGAATATTTAGTGATGGAACCTTTATTGTTGAATCTATATGTGAATTTAATTACATTAGGAAACCTGCCTATATTCAAAATGCTCAAGATTATGTAGGGGGAACTTACAATTTACCTGATGGTACAGTGCTTACACTTAGTCAGGATTGTGAATTACCTGAACAGACTCATAGAGAGATTGTAGATATAGCTGTTTTAATTATGACAGGACAAATGCAGATACCTGATTTTCAAATCAAACAAGCAAAAGTAAATCTTTTGAACAATTAAAAATCAATAAAAAATGAGTGCAAATAATCATGTATTTCAAGTTCTTGTAGCACCAACTGATGTAGCTCCTGTAACAACAGCAGGTCAAACTTTGACACAACTTGTTGCAGCTGGTATAGGTACTATGGGAGTATTTTCTTATGACACAGGTTTATCTGTTAGTGCAGCTACTGTAGTTAATGAAAGATCTATCTTTATTGCTATAGCTGTAGACACTAATGGTGATGGTGTAGCAGATGATGTAAGATTTTCAGCAGGTACACACATCCAAAAAAGAGGTGTTACTGCTTACACTTTAAGATGTTATAGTCCTGAAAGACCTAACATTGTTGACATTACTGATTTCACTGATGTTAAGTGTGACTCTGATTATGCTTTCAAAGTAGAGTTTAGAGGTAACACTCAAGCTTATATGAACTATGGCTTTAATCAGTTTGCAAAAACATTTGCTGTAAGAACAGGATGTTGTGGTGCAGGTTGTGATTGTCCTTCAGGAGATTGTAATCAACTTGCTCAATTGTTGGTAGATGCAGTTAATGCTGATACTGATGGTATCCTTCTTGCTAATTATCTTGACTACACTACAACTCCAGGTTCTCCTGTTGTAGTAACTGCTGCCAATGTAGCTCAATGGATTATAGATAATCCAGGTGATTGCTTAGGTGTACGTCTTACAACTGTAGCATCTAAACTTTATCTTTATTGTAATATTCCATTGCGTTATTACAAAATGATGCAGTTTAAAATTATAGTATCTCTAATTGATGGTCTTACTTGTGAAGCAACTACAGATGAGTTTCAAGAACCATCATTTGGTGAAGGTCAAGGTAAGGACATTGGATGGTTGGAGTATGAATCAGGTGGATACAAAGGTAAGCCTGGTGATTACAGAGTAGGTGAAATGGTAGGTACTGCAATAGGTAACTTTGAAAGGTTCTCTACTAATGCAGGTATTTACAACCAAGTTAATATAACCTATTCTAATGAAAGTATAGCAGGTTGGGGAGATAATAAAAATCAACTTAATACTGTTATTGCTGTACCATGTACTGCAAGTAACCTTGTATTTAATGGTATTCTTCCTATATTGGATGCTTTTGTAACTGGTTTCTTTGATCCATTGGATGATGACCTTGCTCAGTGTGATTGTTCTACATTGTTATACACTACTAACATTAATGATGTAACTGAAGATGGTTTAGGATAATCAATAATTTATTATTGTAAGGAGAGAGAAAAAATCTCTCTCCTTTTTTATTTTGTAACTTTTAATCAACAAAATTATGTTACCAAAAAATTTGTATAACGAGATTAAGAAAATGATTTTTCAATTTACTTCTTCTCAAAGAACTGATATTGCTGCACTTCAAACTGTTGTAGGTACTTATAAAGAATATGTAGCTACTGTTACTCAAACAGGTACTGCTGCTCCAGCTGCAACTGTACTTAATAATACTTTAGGTGGTACATTAGTTTGGACAAGAAGTGCAACAGGTACTTATTTAGCTACACTTACAGGTGCATTCCCAACTGCATCTAAGGTAGTTATTATACCATCATTTACAAGTTCAGATTTAGCTCCAGCAGGCAGCATAGCATTAACATCTGCTGTTAGAGATACTGCAAATAGACTTAAGTTTATTACTGCTACAATGGATAATGCAGGAGCAAGAACAGTAGCAGATAGTACATTAAGTATTAGTTTAATTATAAGAGTTTATCCATAATGATTTTACTCAGTAAAACATCCAATTGTGGTCATATTAAGATAGAGTCTGAGTTAATCTCAGACTTTATTTTAAATCCTGGTAACTATACTCAATTTCAAATAAGTGGTACAATGAATTGTTGTACTGATGAAACTGAAGTACAATCAATTACAGGAAATGACCTTGATACAAATCAATGGACATTAAATTTTCCAGTTGATGATACTGCTGTAATTAAAGAGATTATTTTTCAAAACATTAATACTCAACAAAGTTGGAATATACTTGACCCTACTACATATAATGTAGTAGATTATATGTGTAGTACAGGAGATATAACATTATTGTATCCAATTATTCAAGCTTGGTTTACAACTAACTTTGCAACTACTGTTACTCAAGGGTATACTTATGATGCTATTGAAGATATTTGTACTTATACTATTGAAGATTTACCGGTTAACATTAGACCTGTAAAAATGATTGTTACAGTTAATGGTATTGATACAGAAGTTTATTTTGGTCATTTTCCAATAGATAATGTATTTTTCTCAGGAACAGATATTTATATAGACCCAAGATTCTTTGGACTTACTAATTTTCAAGATGCTGTTTATTCTTTTACAATAAGATATGCATCAAATGGAAATATTATTACTGAGTCTACTTGTTTCTTTTTTGATTGTGAAACTGCTTGTAAAGTAAGTGCTCGTGTTACAGAACTAATGAACTGTAATAAAGTTGCTACTAATATTTTTCTGTTACATTATACTTTAACTGAAGGCTCAAATTGTGGGTGTAATTGTGATGAGTTATGTGAAATATTTACTAAATTGTGCCAAGAATTAGGAGGGTCTGATTCATGCTCAAATTGTGGCTGTTAATATGAAATGGAACTGCAACATAGTCAAGGAAATGTATGATAGAGTAGTCCGAAGAAAGTTTGGACTACTTTGTAAAGATGATACATCTAACATAAATTTTATTAAGTCTTATCTTAATAGATTAGATTGTGTACCTATTGACTTAACTTGTTTGAAAGGTGAAGAGTTACCTTGTTCAGAACAATCTAACACTAATCCTAACATAACTCCTTGTAATATTCAAATTAGTATTGCTTATCAAATAGTTACTGTAGGAAATCAAGTACAATATATTTTTACATCAACAGTTACAGGTACTAATGTACCTTACACAAGTAATTGGAATATCATTACTGCTGATTGGATATTAATAAGTGAAGTTGGAAATGTTTTAACTGTATCTCCAGCTTTTACAAATACATCTGTAACTACAGGAATTGTTACAACTGTATTAGATGAGAATGGTTGTCAAGCAGAATATGGTATAGAAATAACTTATTTAGGTGGATGCACTGATCCTAATTTTGAAAACTATGATCCTAATGCTACTTTTGATAATGGTACTTGTCAATTAAGTATACTTGATATTGCTACTAATTGGTCTTGTCAACCTGATGATTCAGGTGAACTTTGTGTTACAGTATCAGGTGGAACACCACCATATACAGTTGTAGGTACAGTTAATGGTATTATATTAATTAGTGGTGGAATACTTTGTGGTATATTACCTAATGGTACAAACTTTTCTGTTTATGTAGTTGATGCTATTGGTAGAGTTACTGCTGTTCAAAAAGGTATTATAGATTGTCCATTTGATTGTATGTTTGCTGACATTAAAGATAATGATGAAGTTATTTGTTTAACTGATGATTTAGGTAATAATACAGGTGAAGCTACAGTAACTGTAACTCCTTCAGGTGGTAATGCACCTTACACAGTAGTAGGTACAATTAATGGTGGCCCTATTGGTCCATTTACATATATTGGTGGAGGTGTATGGGGGCCAGGTCAAACAGTAATGACTGGTGATATTGTAACAGGTACTATTACAGATGTTAATGGTTGTTTTTTTAACTTTGAAATTGAAATTTATTGTCCTGTACCTGAGCCAGGTGGTGGAACTCCATCTTGTGAAGATTTAGAAGGATTAAATATTTCAGCAGGATTAGAAATATTAAGTGTTATTCAAATACCATTTACTACACTACATAAAGTAAATTATAGATTTAATTATCAATTTACTAATTTAGGTTCATTTGGTTTGACTATTGCTAATGTTGCTGTTGTTCAAGCATCTGTGTTTAATACTACTTCTGGAAACTTAGGTAATTACCAACCTTATCCAACTAATCTTTGTACTCCTTTTTCTTGTATAAGTAATCTAATACCTATTTATATATCAGGCCCAAGTGATACTTATACTGTAATGCTTTCTGAACCTTGTAGAACATCATCATTTACTGTTAGTGCAATTGTAAAATTACAAGTAACTATTACAACAGAAGATGAAGTCTGTACACTTTGTTTTGAAAAAGAAATTGATGCATCATGGATATGTGAAAGTAGTACAAGTATTGGAGATAATAAATTTATGGATAATGTTAATTGTTAAACTATGGAAAAGACATTAGAGTTAATTAAAAAATATCAAAGACCTTTAAGGACTGTTATTTGGACTATACTTATTATGATAGCATTTCTTGTTTGTCTGTTTAGTTCAAAACCTTGTAATGAAGGATTTATAACTGAAGCAATTTTATTTGCAATGTTTGCTGATATGGGTGTTTACACTATTTCAAGAACTATTGAAAAACTTAAAAATAAAGATACAGATGCAAACCAGGGATGAAATCAAACAAATGAATAGAGCATTGCAATGTGCTTGTGAAAATAGTGCAGCTATTATTTCTGCAATAAATAGACTTACAGATGGAATTGATTTATTATACATAAATACATTATATGCTAATTGGAATACTACTCCAGGTAATTCAATTGATTATACTTATGATGCTAATAATAATGTAACTCTTGCTGAACACTATGAAGGTGTTACATTAATGCTTACCCAAGCATTTACTTATGATGCAAATAACAATTGTACAAATATAACAACTACTTAATATGCCATATAAATTAAATCCTTTAACTGGTAAATTTGACTACTATGAAGCAGGTAGTGCTTCAGCAGATCTTGCAAGTGTTTTAGCTAATGGTAATGCATCAGGTGCTTATGATATTAACTTTGATATAAATCAAGGTCTTTATTTTGCTAACACTTCAAGATTAAAAACAGGAAGAAGAGATCAATACCTTGGTGGTGCTAAAGGTATTGCTATGATTTGTTCGCTTGATTATCAATTAAAATGGGAAGCTGGCAGATTGTATGTGATGGACCAAAGCGGTCTTTATATTAGACAATCTTTGTATAATTTTAGTAATGTTCCTACAGTAAATGATGATGATTTAACAGGTTATCAAATTGGTTCTCTTTGGACATTAGATAATGGCACTACTTATGTTTGCTCTGATGCAACTGCAGGTGCAGCTGTTTGGGCAATTCAAGAATATGATTTTATAAATTTTGATACAGCAGCAGCACATTCTGTTGGGGTTGGTGAATTGGCGTGGAATGATGCAGATGGCACTTTGGATTTAGGTCTAAAAGGTGGAAATGTAACGCTACAAATCGGGCAAGAGCAGATTGTGAGAGTAGTTAATAAAACAGCTACAAACGTAAATTTGTTAGAAGCTAACTATCAGGCAGTGCGAATAACAGGCGCACAAGGGCAGAGGCTTAAAGTAGATTTAGCACTTGCAACAACTGACGTTCTAAGTGCTGAAACAATTGGCTTAGTTACTGAAACAATAAATAATAATCAAGAAGGCTTTGTTACTGTAAGCGGATTGGTGCGAGGTATAAACACAACAGGTTCTTTGCAGACAGAAACATGGGCGGATGGTGATATTCTTTATCTCAGCCCAACAACAGCGGGTAATATTACAAATGTAAAACC